CACCGCCTTACTCATTGCCGACCCTCCCTGAACTTCACCGCTTGCACAAGCGCCTGCGTCGGAAGCAGCCCGAGGTCCCACAGGTGCCCCGGCCCCCACTTCTGAACGAACTTCATCCCGTTGGATTTAAGGAGGTTGACGATGTCGTCGCCAAAGGTCGAGTGCCCGCGATGGTGGATGTACACCGAGCGAGCAACACGGATCTCCCATCCTGCGAGCCGCAGCTGCACCGCGTAGTCCGTGTCCTCGTAGTTCCCAGGGTTGTACTGTTCGTCCCAGAAGCCCGTGCGCGCGATTGCGTCCCGGCGCATCAGCACCGCGAACGAAACGAACTCCGCGACCTGGGGGTTGGCCTTCGTCCCGCCTCGGGACTCATCATTCCAGTCCGCCGTGTATGTCTCGGGACACGCGAGCGCGTGCTGCGCCCCCTTGGCGAAGCTGGTGGTGGCCCCGATGGCCGCCGTCTTGGGGTCCTCCTCTAGTTCTCCGACGAACCGCTCCAGCCACGACGAATCCCCGGAAGGAATCTCCGTGTCGTTGTCGAGAACGAGAATATAGGGCGCGTCCTTCAATTGGAGAGCAACTCCTAATCCTAGGTTGGTCGCAGTTACCGCACCATGACAACTGGGGACTCTGACGGCATAGTCGCAAGGGTAGTCATAGGCGGGATCGCTCCCATCATCGACGATGATGAGGCGATAGGTCCCGACCTCCGTGTTCTCCATGATGGAAGCGACGCATTGTGTCGTCAGGTAGTGACCGTTCTTCCCACGGATGATGATGGAGACCATCACGCCACGTCCTTCACTGCGAAGTCTCCGGCGTGAACAGCCTTGTCCTTCATGGGAGCCAGAGCTGACTTAAGGTCAACTTGTAGCACGCGCCCGTCTTCTAACTGGATGCCGCGCATGACGCGCTCTACGGTCTTTTGCGCTAGGAATCCTGCTTGGTCGATATCAATGGACTTCCAGTGCCCGCAGACCGCATTCAGGTCAACCTTGATGGAGTAGCCTAGAGCCTTGGCTCTCACGCAAAAGTCGATGTCCTCGCCCATGATGCCGACCCCATTCGGCCCTCTCGGATACCGGAACACGGCAGGGGCGTACTCTCTGGCATCATCGGGGACGTTGCCGTCGATAGTCTTACCGTCCACGGTCGTGTAGATGTTGTCGGTCCACAGTCTCCGGTCCTCTAGCACCCTACGGTTAATGATGGTGCAAGCCGTTCCGACCGCGTCGCATTCCTGAATCGCTGTATCCCCGAGACTAGGAGCTAGGGGTCGATAGAGGTTGGTTTCAATCTTCGTCATGGCGCATAGACCCAATCCGACCTCTTTGCCTTCGGCTGGATTTGGGTGGTCAAACTTGTACATGCGGGCGCAGGTGATGTCCGCGTCCGAATGGAGAAGTCTCGCCACGCTCGAATCGGGGAGCATGTCCTCGTCGATGAACCAGAGCTTGTCGCAATCAGACTTTAGGAACGCCCCGACGAGTACATTCCTCGCATACTCAACCGGGGACTTCGCGACTTCAATCAGGAAATGGACGTCGAATGCGGCGTCGGGGTCCTTTGATGCCTGGCGAAGCGCGTCCAGCACGCCGACAATCTGAATCGTGATGCGGTTCGTCATCGTCGGTATGCCTATCATGACGCTCTGACGTTTCTTCAAGTCCTACCTCCCCAGGGAAAATGGGGCGGGCCATGCGACCCGCCCCCAGTCGTTACGCTGTCGCAATGCCGAGATTGCGGACCCACGCCGTCGGAACTCCAACGACGTAGCCGAACCTGCCGACCATCCGGGCGTCAGCCTGGTACTTCGCCCAGTTCACCTGGTCGCTGACATCCCAACGCATCCCTTGACGCGTCCCGAAGAGAAGAGCCCCCATGTCTCCGTAATAGAGACCTCCGACGCTGTTCGTTCCAGCGCCGAGTGTCGTCAGTGGCAACCTCGCGCTGACGATGATGGGACGCCCGAAGAGCGTCTGATTGGGCTGACCCTCGACGGTCCCGAGTCGCACGACCGGCTGGCCGTTGTTGTCCACGAGTCCGATGATTTTCGCGTAGACGCCAGGACCGCAGACGAACGTTCCGCCACCGATGACGGACTGTTCCGCAGCCTTCGTGTAGATCCTGGTCAGCGAAGCAAACGTCGCCGTCACCGACGAGTACGTCAACGTCTGACCAATCGTCCCGTTCGTCGTCACCACCGCATCGTTGACCGAAGTCGCACCGGAAACCCCAGTGAACGGAGCCCCGGTACCCTCCATCGCCTGCAAGTCAAGCTCGCCGCCCATCTTCTCGGCAAAGCAACTCTGCAGGAACGGGATAATCGCCACGTTGGCGTCGTCCAACAACTCGAGGGAGAACGTCGCCCTCCCAATGAGCTTCCTCGCATTCAAGGTCTTCACGCCGAACACGGGCTCACCAGCCGTCAACACCGTGCCGTCCGTGTTGGACCAGTTAATCGTGACTGCCGTCGCTTCGTCGGGGAACGAGAGCGTGTCGCTGGTCATCGGGATCTGACGCGCCCTCGAGTAAATCAACGAGGCGTCCCGCATGATCTTGAGGACTTCGTTCCCGACGATGTTGGGCACAGCGTAACCTCCGCTCGTGTCCACCAAGCCGCCCATATCAGCCTTCGCGATGGTGTTGAATCGGTCGTTCAGCTTCGTGAACTCGGCCCGGAGCGTCTCGCGCTCGCCGTCGTAGTGACGGAGCTGGAGCTTGGACGAGAGGTTCAGCCAGGCGTGCTTCGCTTCGATGTACCGCTCGTCGGAGTAGGTCCCTTTCTCGTCGGTCTTGAGTCCCTCGTAGGCTCCGAGGTTCTTGTGGAACCGCTCAGGAACGGCTTCCTTGAGCGAGGACAGGTCGTCCTGCTCGAAGGAACGGCCCGACGCGCTGAAACGCTTGGAGATCGTGTCGATCCGGTCGATCAGGTCGTTGGCCATGCGCTCGTTCTTCTCGTCGTTGACGTTCATTTTCGCGAGGACCTCGGAACGTAGAGCGGCGAGGCCCTCTTTCGCTTCCTTGGCCTTGTCGGTGGAGAACGCAGCGATCTTCTTGACTCCGTCCTCGATCGACTTGAGGACGGGCGAGTCCTCGATGCCGTCGATGGCGTCGATGATGGGTTCACTCATTGCAGGTCCTTTACTGCGGCATTAATTCGAGCTGCCGCATTGGAAACAGTGAAGCGCCATTGAGCCCGACGCACGGCGGCGAGCAATTTGGCCTCCACCTCGGGATTGAGACGTTGAGCGTGAGGAGCCGGCTCCGCATTCGTCCCTGGGGACGCCTTGTCACGGGGCATTGCCGACTCTTCGACGCGGAAAAAGGTCTTGACGTTCTCGGGAGCCACCCACCCGCGAGTCACCGCGTTCTGCACGGCGTCGGAGTTCATCGGGATGGCGACCTGCGAGTACTCGAGCAGCTCCCACTTCGTGAAGTGGAAGCCTTTGGTGTAGCCCTTCTCGTCCTTCATCGCCTTGAACGTGATGGGCCGGAAGCCGATCGACCACGCACCGAGGCCCTCGGTCGCCAGGTTGAAGGCATCCCGGCCCAGGGGCGTGTCCCGGTACTTCGTGCGGGCGAAGATGCCACCGTCGCTCACGGTTAGATTCACGGCGCGGCCGATGATGCGATCGATTGAGTACGAGTGGTCGGCCATGACGACGGGGTGGCGAAGGTAGTTCGCCAGGTCTGCCCCGGACGATTCCACAACGTCACCGACTCGATCGGCGTTCGGCGTCGTGATGACGTGCGCCACCTCTCGGGCTTCCTTGTTGATCGCCTTGACGGTGGTCGCGCACATGACGCGCATGTACGAAGGGGCGAGGTCGCACTCAGGGTCCTGGCCCTCTAGAATCTCACTCATTGGTTTCCCCTATCACCGGGACGACGGTGCACCGGCAGTTGATGACTTCCTCGGGCGGTCCCAACGGATCGCAGGGGTAACGCAGGCCGTTCTTGAACGTGTCGTCGAGGGCGACCTCGTCGCCGTCCTGGGCCGCGTGGGACGGGCGCACATGCTCATCGTGAGCGGTCAACCACTGCTGCTTGGTGATCCCCACCTGGCGCATACCCTCAACCCGCCCATAGGTGAAGGCGTTCCCCGTCTCCGTCCGTGCAATGGTCGAGGCCCTCGAAAGGCCCGCCCCGATCACTTCCTCGACGCGCTTCGCGAGTTGGGGAATCCCCTCGCCGGCCATGATCCCCTCGACCATCTGCTCGCGCAGTTGCCGCTCGAGCGTGTCGTCAATCCTGGTGATCTTGCGGGTAAGCTCGGCGAGCTTCGCGGAGACGTTGGGAGCCAGAGCGTCGAAGGTATCCGAGGCACCGATCTCGGACAGAACTGAAGTACCACCACGATCCAGCGCCGCTGTGTGGAGTGGCAGGGTCATCCGCATCAGCTTCCCCTTCGAGAATTGACGGTCGAAGAGATTGGAAGTGTCTGCCTTTTCCACGCCATGCTTGAGGTTCCACCCCTTGAGGGAGTTCATCTGCGCGAGGACTTCGGTCTCGATCTCCCGGAAGTGCTTGCGGATCACCTTCTCGAACTTGGCCTCGATGTCCCGCGTCTTGTAATCGATCGACCGCCATACGTTCTCCCTACGCCCTGACGTCTTCACCGACAGCCGGCGAAGGAACTTCGACGCATCTCCCGCCGGGATGGGAGCGCCCTCGGTGTCTGTCCCCTCGTTTGCGGGAACAGGCGCAGGCCCCGCTGGAGTGTGCGCCTCCTGCACCATGTCAACGGGGATCACAGAGATGGGCAGGTATCCCACGTCGGCGTCATCGAGCTCCTCAACGTCCATCCCGAGGTCGAGGCGATCGTTAATCATCCTCTTCGTGAATCCCATGGCAAACATCTGAGCCGCGACGGTCATCTTTTGACCGAGGTCTTCAACGAGAGCCCGAACGCGTTCGAAGTCGGGCCAGACCTCAACTCCCTGGACGCCTACTTTGGGTAGGAAGTCGTAGTTGATGACGCTTGAGAAGTAGCAGAGCATCCTCGTGATAGGTCCATTCCAATAGTTCGCGCTCTGCTCCCTGGCATTCGCGTAGTTCGCCTTGTCCAGTACGCCCGCCATGAAGGGAGGGACGCCGAACACAGCGAGGATCTGCTCCCGAGAGAATTCTCTTTGCGTCCCGAATTCCATGTCTTTGGGCTGACCTCCGACGTCCTGCCACTTCCACCCAGGAGGGAGAATGCCGACCCCGCGCTTCTTGGAATGCCGAGAGTTGAATTGCTTGAGGTATTCCTCTCTATCGGCTGACGGGACGATATTGGTCTCTCCTGGAATCAACATCCCGGTGGGGATACCGTTCTGGTCCCCAAAGAACGCCTTGTTCCACGATGCTGCGTTCCAGTCGATATTCAGTTCCAAGGCTAGGGCGTCAAGCTGCGACAGACCGCGCATGGGGTTGTAGGGGTTGAACCGCTTGAAGTGAGTCAGAAATTGCATGTCGAGAGGAACATCGACGCCGTTGACTCGCTGCTTGTAGAGGAGTTCCCCGTTCTTCAGTTCCACTGTGACCGACGTCGGGTCGATGATTTCGATGGTTCCGGTGCTACGCCTGCTCGCCCTCAAGCCGCCGTCGATGCCAACCCTGAGCCCAGGGTAGTACCAGATGCATTCCCCCAGGAGCTTGAAGAACGTGTAGGACGCGACCCAGATATCGTCCCCGGACATGATTTGATTCGGCTTGTTCCATAGGTCGAGAATAGGGTGGCTCTCGATTTCTGAATCCTCGTTCCTCTTGCCTTCGGGATACATCTGCCGAGCGACCGATGCCGCGTCCTCCGCGATGGTCGATATGGCGATGCTGACCGTTGGATGCTGCGCGTAGGGGTATTCGATGCCCGAGGTGCTGGTGACTGGAAGTCCTAGAGCCCACTGTTGGGCCGATATGAACGTACCCGCCCCCGGCGTCCCGAACGAAACGCCGAAGAGACCCTTGACGCGCTCTAGGAAAGTCATCAGACCGGGAGCTTGCTCGGCTTATGGGGTTTCGTCTCTGACGGCTTCTTCGGTGGTTTCGGCTTAAACGCGGTGCCAGGCTTATACATTAGAGCCACCCATAGTCTTTCAAATCGACAGACCGGCTCATCCCCCAACGGGCGAGCGCGGCTGCCATCACGGTGTCGTCGTGTTCGCCATCAGGAGCGGAGTAGCGATAGAGACCTGTCGGACCTCTGGTGTAGCGATACATCGCCAATTCATGAGGCATAGGTGAATGGTCAGCTACAACGCAGCGCGTCGGTCCCGCTTGAATGTCGGCTGCTAAATTAAGGATGAGTTCCTGCTTACTCTGAGCCGTCGTCGTGAACGGGAAGACGGGGACCTCGAGGCGTGCGAGTTCCTGAATCAAGGCTACCCCAGGACCGTTCTCCTCGACGACGAGAGGGGCGTTCAGGTCTTGAGAGATAGCCTTTAGTGTTTGCGCGGCTTGCGCGTAGGGGATGCCACGCGCACGGTAGCGCAACTCGAGGCGTCTTGCGTTGATGGCGTAGGAGACTGCGGCAAGGAAGTCAACGGATTGGGCGACGTCAACGCCGATGACGAAGCGGTCCATGCCTGGCGCAAGGAGACCCTTGCCGGAACGGTCGATGCAGGCGTCCAGTCCTCGGAACACAGCCGCCTCGTCCTCGGTCCATTCCGCCTCATAGAGTCTCCTGAATTCAAAGTCGGGGATACTGAGTCGCTCCTGCTCTACGAACGAGAGATAGGCTGCTGCCTTGATGGGGTCCGACTCGAGCAAGGCTTGATGCTTATCGACCCAGGTCCATCTGTGGAGGGAGAAGACCCCGGACCACTCGGACCCTGGCACAGCGGCCTGCTCACCAAGTGCGCAAAGGCGACGGAAGGGACCAGCTACGACGCCTGGATTGCCGATGTACCGGAGCGGACCGAGCGTAGCAGAGCGTCTCGTCGAGATGATGCCCTGCGCTTCGTTGGTCAGTAGCCCGGCTTCATCGACAACGCCGCCGCCGATGGTCGTACCGGCGAGGTTCTGCTCACGCTCCCATGAGCGGAATTCGATCGTGGCACCGTTGACGAGCTTGATGATGGGGAACGGCGATACGGTCGAGGCTTGAACCATTCCAGCGCTCGAGGCGAAGGCTAATGCGAGCTTGAACCCCTGAGCTATCTGAGAGAATGTCGGAGCAATCCACCACCAGGGATGGGTTCTATTGCCACGGGTCATTGCCATGACAACAATCCAAACAGCGAGGGCGTAGGTCTTCCCGACCTGGGTCGCTGAAACGGTGCAGGCATCGCGGGCGGGGTCACTCAGTAGCCTCAGTTGGTAGGGGTATAGATCGGGTAGGTAGATCGCCGCCGCCGAAGGCGAAGGCTGCGCCGGCGGCGTCGAGGATGCGGAACTCGAGGGGGCCTTCGTTCGCGACCTTGACGTCGAGGGCTTGCGGTGGGCGTCCGTAGCCGTGTTCCGCGAGCCGGAGCGCGAACTCAGGGTTCGCGAGCGCTGTCTCTTGGATCTTGGCCTGGACTCTGGGATCGGAAACGACGGTACGGCAGAAGTCGCGCCACCCGATGACGACGGGATCGCGCTTGTGACGTCCGGTTCCGCTTCGGCCCTTGACACCAGCCATATCCGCCCATGCGAAACGAAAAATGGAGCCGATGTGACTCGGGAGTATTACCTACGAGTTTTCCTAAGAACGCAAGGGGTGTTCTGACGTTTTGTCATGGGCACGATCTTGATCGTGCACCCAAGGGCCTCAAACGCCCCCAGGAGGCGCGCGGCCATCTCGAGGTGGCGTCCGTACAGCCAGGCGTCGATCGTCGATTGGTGGCAGCCCAGGCGCGTTGAGAGGCCATGCGGGGTTTCGTTGGCGAGGTCCATCATGCGCCGGAGGTGCTGGGCCAACTCAAGCGTGGTGATGGGTGGCTCGATGGGGGTGGGGGGGGTCATTCCGGTTCCTGTTTTTGCGCGCCTAGGTAGCGCCCCGTGAGGGGCGCGATTCTGGCGCGCTCCGGTGGCGCGGTGGCGCGCGAGTCCTCGTGCGCCACGGGGGGGAATTTACGTAGTAAATTGGGGGGGGCGATTTGGCGCGTGAGAATTTGGCGCGCGAGTGGCGCGTACGTGGCGCGCGACAGCCTCACGGGATGCTCGATTCTTGGAGTTCAGCGACCCAGTATCGGACGTTTCGGCTCCCCTCTTTCCGGCTCGATACCACTCCGGCTTGGACGTGCTTTTGGATCATCCTCTGGGCCGTACGACGCTTGAGGCCTTGGGCCTTCAGCCGGTCGTAGAGGTCG